AAAAAAAGTTTGCAGTTTACTAGAAAAACAGCAATTACAAAAAAAGAAAAATTAGAAACTGGTACTAGAAAAAAAACTAAATTAGTTTCTAAATCTTCAGATTGGTTATCTTACTGGGGTAGTTGTAAAGAACTAACTGCAGAAATCAAGATTGAAGGAAAATCAATGTATAAACGAGAAATCATTGAGTTATGTTGTACTAAAAAATACTTGAATTATTGTGAGTTTTCACTTCAAATAAAAAATGATGTGTTAACTAGTAATAGTTATAATGGTAATATACTAGGAAAATATTTCGCAAAAGATTTACTAAACTGTAAGTAAATGAAAGGATTACAATTATTTCCCACTACGGGAACAAAGATTCAAAAAGAAGAAGAGTTTTTTGACAAAAATTTTATGATGTCTTATTCAGGATTGAATAAGTTATTATATAGTCCAAGGTTATTTTATTTACATTACATAATGGGACAAAGAGATGATTCAAGTGATAAATTTGCTATTGAAGGTAAGTTAATTCATTGTTTATTTTTAAATCCTGATGATTTTGACAAAGAATTTGTATTAAGTGTTAATGATATTCCAAGTGACAATCCAAAAGAGGTTCTGCAACGACTATACAACCACTATAAAGAACTAAATACTGCTGGTGATCCACGAGTTCATCTTGAACATTTTGAGCACGCTATACTTGATATTTTAAAAGATATGAATTTGTATCAGTCATTAAAAACTGATGCACAAAGAATTGAAAAAATTATCATTGAAAAACATGTTAGTTACTGGGAATATTTAAAAAATGCAGAAGGAAAACAAATTGTTGATCCAACTGTATATGAACAATGTGTTGCAGTAGTAGAAGAAATAAAAGCAAATGATGTTGTCATGAAAGTAATGGGATATAGACCAGATTATGGTCAAGATCTTAAAATACAAAATGAAGTAGAACTTGCTGCAATTGATGAAAAATATCCAATGTTTGGATTAAGAGGATTTGTTGACAATTTAGTTATTGATTATACTAATAAAACAATATTTGTAAATGATTTAAAAAAATCAAGCAAAGATATTGGTTCATTTGTAGACTCAATAGAATATTACAGATACTGGATGCAAGCATCTATGTACTATATGTTAGTAGATAATGTTTATTTATCTAAACCAGAATATAAAGATTACAAATTTGAATTTAGATTTATTGTAATTGATAACTATTTGCAAATTGCACCAATTAGAGTTTCAGATAAAACTCTAAAAGAATGGGTTGTAAAAACTGAAACACTATTAAATCAAGCAGATTATCATTTTGTCAATAGAAGTTTTGATTTACCATACCAATTTTTAATTAATAACGAGCTTGTTTTATGATAACAGATATATATCGTAAATATTTTCAAAAGTCTTATAACTTTTTATATCCATTATTAGGATTTAAAAAACACAAAACTCACAAACCTTTACAAACATATGTTGAATGGGAAGGAATTTGTGATGTGTCATCGCGTAAATTAATCTGCATATTCAAAAGATTAGATACAGAAGAATGGATACGTTTTGAACAAGATTATTTAATATGTCATAGAATGCTTGAATCTTGTTTGCCACTTGATGACAATCTAATTGCATATGTATTTGATTTTAATACAATTGCAGAAGATTTTGATTCATTTTGCAATGCAAAATATTCAAAAATATCACAAAATTCCAAAAAGATTTTAAGTACTTATTATGGTGTTCATACACCTGAATGGGTATTTATGGAGTCTTATTTGTATCCAGAAAAGTATTTCAAAATTTATGCTGAGATACTAAAAGTTGACATAGATGACTTAAAAGCAGTTGGAGAACTTTGTGAGAAATATGATTTAGACAAAGAGACTTGTAAAGTTGTTCAACCAGAAGTACAATTATAATTTAAAACCAAATATAAATAAATATGATTACAGAATTTAAAAACATGATTGTCTATTCAACTGACTGGTATGGCAATCAAACATTTAGAATGTTACCAGTAGTAAAAGAATGTCCTTTTAATGAGGTTATTTATGATCCTACTACAAAAGTTCTTGCTATTATTAGTAAAGAATTTAAAGAGAAACCAAACATGTTTCCAAAACTAAATGATAGAGGTGAAGTTGTAATTAAAAAAACAGGAACTTCTTCAACTGGTGTTGAACCAGAATACATCCAGGAAAGAAAAATGATGGAAACGTATTATGAATATTATCTTGACAAAATTGAAGATATAAAAGATTTCATTAATGCTTTTGCAATTAACCCTGATCATGACTCATTAAAAATTATTGATGAAGTAATAAAATAAGAATGTAATTCTGGATATATATTAAAAGTTAATGGAAAAGCGTAATAGAATATTTTGGGTAATGGATTATGAAACAATTGTCAATTGTTTTGTTGCTGTATTTAGAGCATATGATTCTGATGAAACTCATACTTTTGTCATCAATAGAGACAAAAATGATTTTAAAAAGTTTCTTGCTTTTTTAGATGACAACATAGATCATAAAGATTGGCATCTTGGTTATAATAATTTAGCATTTGATGCTCAAATAACTGAATTCATACTTGAAAACAGAGAAGAAATGTCACGCTTATCATCTAATGATATTTCTGGTACAATTGCTCAATATGCTGGAGAAGTAATTAAAAAATCCAACACTGGTCAATGGCTAGATTATCCAGAATTTAAACTTACTATTCAATGTGTAGACATATTTAAGTTGAATCATTGGGATGGTATGGCAAAAAGATGTTCTTTAAAGTGGATACAATTTTCTATGGATTGGTTTAGTGTGGAAGAAATGCCACATCATCATACACAGCCAGTTTTAAATGATGAATCATTAGATTCTATTATTAGTTATTGTATAAATGATGTTAGGTCAACAAAACAAATATTTGTTCTTCGTAATTCTAAAGGAGAACGAGTAATGGCAAGTCAAATCAATTTAAGAGCAGAGTTAAGTGCAACATATAATTTGAATTTACTTTCTGCTAGTGAGCCAAGAATCAGTAAAGAGATATTTTTACACTTTTTATCTGAAAAATTACAAAAAGACAAGAAAGCAATTAGAGTAATGCGAACAGAACGCGATAGCGTAGTTGTCAGAAATATTCTTCTTCCTATGATTAGTTTTACTACACCAGAATTTACAGGTGTTTTTAACTGGTTTAAAAGTCAAATTGTAAACACAACAATTGATATTGAACAAACACAAACAAAAGGTCCTAAGTATAGAATGATGTACAAAGGAGTTCCTACAGATTATGGACTAGGTGGTCTCCATGGTTGTATTAGATCTGGTATATATAAAGCAGGTAACGGTAAGAAAATTCTTTCTGCAGATGTTACCTCTTTTTATCCAAATCTTGCAATTAAAAATGAATGGTCTCCAGCTCATATACCTAAAAAAGATTTTTGTGAATTATATGAATGGTTTTTTGAAGAAAGAAAGAAATATCCAAAAACATCTCCTTTGAATTATCTATTTAAAATTATACTAAATTCTACTTATGGATTAAGTAAAAATAAATATTCATTTTTGTACGATCCTGAATTTACTTTTAGGATTACTATCAATGGTCAATTACAACTATCTATGCTGTATGAAATGATTGCCACTAGAATACCTAGTGCTCAACCACTTATGCAAAATACTGATGGTTTGGAATTTTTGGTTGATGAACAAGATGAAAAATTATTTTATGAAATCTGCAAAGAGTGGGAAGATTTGACATCTTTACAACTTGAAACTGTAGAATATGACAAAATGATTATTGGTGATGTAAACAATTACATTGCAGTTTATACTGATGGCAAAACAAAGTGCAAAGGTCGTTTTGAATATGAAGAATTGGCACTTCATAAAAATAAATCACACTTGATAATACCTAAAGCTTTGTATGCATATTTTATTAAAGGAATTGATCCTAAAGTGTTCTTAGAAGAAAATAGAGAAATCTATGATTATTGTGCAGGAGCAAAATTAAAAGGTGATTGGTACTTTGAGCAAAGAGCAGTAAAAGATGGTGTATACGAAGTTAAAAAACTTCAAAAGTTAATCAGATATTATATTTCAAACAATGGTGTAAAACTAATTAAATGTAATCCAGACCATCGCGAAATTCAACTTGAAAGTGGTAAGCATATGCAAACTATATTTAATAAGTTTGAAGAAAAAGAATGGTTAGATTATGATGTAAATGAAAAATATTATTTAGATAAAATATATGACGAGATAAAAAAAGTAGAAAATTCTTCTACAATATTACCTCAAGAAAAAATGAATCAACAATTAAGTCTCTTTTAAAATGAAAAGAACAATAAATGGCATGGTTGCCTATGGAAAAATGCTAAGTGCACCATTACCAGAAAAAACAAAAACTTATACACCTATTTCTCACAAAGATGTTGTCAATCGTGTGAGAACTGAAATAACTGCAGCAGGGTATATTATAACTGGCGAAGATTACAGATGTACACAAGATGGTACTGTAGCAATTGGAAATTTTAAATTGAATTATAAAAGTGATCCAGATATTGAATTATCTGCAAACTTTATGAATTCGTATAATAAACAATATGCATTTAGATTCTCGCTTGGAGGATTGGTAAAAGTATGTATGAACGGTATGATGTTATCAAATTCTAAATTTGGTGCATATAAACGCGTTCACAAAGGTGCTGCAGATTTACTTGCTGCTGGTAAAATATCTGAATTTATAAAAGATTCAGAAGAATACTGGTCTACACTTGTAGAACATAAACATAAATTAAAAGATATATTAATTTCTGATAGTTTAATGTATACTATTCTTGGTAAACTATTTTTTGAAGAACAAATTTTAACTACTATGCAGTTAAACATGATTAAAAAAGAAATGGAAAAACCAAGTTTTAATTATGATGCTCATGAAGGAAGCGCGTGGGTTTTGTATAATCATATTTCTCTTGCATTAAAAG